TTGTTCTATTGATCGTTTGTCTTGTTTTTCAAACAATGTAAATAACCGCTTGTATTCTGGGATAGTCAAAGACTCCGGAGCAGATTTAGCTTTTACCAGCAGCGCCCCTTCCCCTTCAGTTATGGTTCCTTGTCCTTTTAATGCGCCGCGAGATGACAAACTCAATTCAGCTAAACCTGTGATTAATTGACGCGTATTTGCTAAACTTTCCGCGTTAGCAACCCCATACATTTTATTGGCCACTTGCGATAAAAACATTTGCGAAGTGGCGCCTGGTCCAGTAATCAAAGGCAAGTCAAGGATTGGCCTAATGTTCTGAACTTGACGCATGCGTTCTTCAGAGGATTGCGCGCTTGCAAATGAGCTTTCTAGTTTGTCGGTGATTGCTTTTACTGATCCAGTCGCCGCCGCTTTTTGTGCTTCTTGTTGCACTGGGTTTGAAACGCCAAAGCCAGCCGGAACGCCGGCAGGAGCGCCAGGTTTATCAACTTTAATATTAAAAGGTTGGCCGCTTTGGTCAAGCCGCCTGCCTGTTTGGATTGCCATTTCGTCTGTTGGCGCCGTCAAATTTAACGTGCCGCCCGGTTGTTGTGGCGCCCCGCCGCCCATCATTTTTGCGGCTTCCGCTTTGCTCATTTTTTTAATAATTGTGGTTCCGTCTGACTGTGTTATTGGAACATCAATAAAATCAAATTTTGCTTTTGCTTCTTCGGTTGCTCCAGTTACAGCGCCTTGTCCGGCAGCATATCCGGGGGCCAAAGAAAGCGCACCGTCAGCACCACGACGCCAGATGCCGCCCTGCGTTGCTGTATCAGTTAATGCAAAGTTCCAAGCATCAGAACCCTCTGTAATGCCAGCCGCACGCAATTCCCTGATCTTGTCGGTAGGTTTATTTTGGTCCGTATAGTCTTTTGCTAGTTGCTCGGTATATTTTGCGCCGGTAGGGTCTAATTCCATCCAAACGGACATAGGTTGACCACCAGCAGGACCGCCGAAACGAGATAATGCAGCGGCAACCGCTGGTTGTGCGGTTGGGGCGGCAGCGGGCACTGCATTAGGCATAGCAGCAGGCGCGATTGTAGGTGCCGCCACGGACGACGCAGTCACATTCCCTGCATTCCCTGCATTAATAAATGCCTGCCTTTGGGCGTTTTTTTGCAAAATCTGCAATCCGAGCGCCTCATGGGCTGGATTCGGACTGCTCATCAATAATTCAGCCATTCTTTGCTGATTTGGCGCTACGGCAGCCCTGCCGGGGATTGTGTAAGCGTCTTGTACAATATTTCCTTCGCCAGGTTGGCCTTCAGGAACCCGTTGCGGAGGCGCAATATCGGTCAGGTCAGACCCGCTAGGCATAAAGTTTGATTCTGGAACATTTGATGCCGGAACCGCTGCGGAGCCTTCGCCAGCTTTAAACGCTTCGCGCAATATATCCGAAGATTCTTTTTTATACCTTTCTCCAAGCGCTTTTTCTTCTTGCCTTGCCTGCCCCTGAAAATATGCCCCGCCAAAGCCCTGTAGCAGCTTTGCCAGCCCTGCCGTTGCAGGTGTGCGCGCTTCTATGCCCTTGTAGCCGTAACGCTCTATCGGAGCCTGTGACTGCGCCTGGAGCATCTCTGCCATGCGTTGCTGGTCGGCAATCTTTGCCAACTCAGCCTGATATGGGCTAGGCAGGTTAAAACTTACCATCTTGTTCTCGGCCATTTGGAGCCTCTAGTAATTCGACGGCGTAAAGTTCTGTGAAGCAGGATCGTATTGCGTAGACTTTTCTACGACCGGCGCTTTTTTCGGCTTGTCCTGCATCAGCATTTTCATGATCTCGCTGTTCATCCCGCCAGATGGTCCAGCGCCCAGCGGCCCGCTATATTTGCGGTATGGCTGCGTCGGATCTTGCAGGAGCGCGGCCAGCTGCACGCGCTTTTCGTCTGGATTGAAATTGTAAGTTGAGTTCATATCCAATTATTCAAAAAATCCACCGCTATACAGTCGACCGGCCAACCCGCCAGCCGTTCCCAAAGCCCCGTAAAGCCCAGCATTTGCGGCATTGGCGTTTGCCGACTGGATGCCGTATTGATCCATAGCTGACTGGCCAGCCGCTTGGGCTCCGGCAAATACTGGCGCCGGTGCGATATTGGTCGGCTGGTAGCCTGAGAATTGCGGCATCATAATTTGAGAGCCAGACATCAACCCGGTGATTTCATTCAGCGGCTGCTGACGCAGGAACGCTTGGCGTTGCAGCTCGGCCTGCTGGGCTGCGTTTTGCGTTCCGAGTTGCGAACTTGCCTCGTTAAATCCCTGCGCTCTGGCGCCGGTGTCTAAGTTGATACCTTGCAATGCAGCATTTGTTAAAAGATCATTTTTAGATCTATTAACGTCTAGCATCGCGTTGGAATAAGCCTCGCCACCCGGCACCAGCCCTTGATTAGCGAGCCTGGTCCTCGTCTGCGCGTCCATGCGCTCGATCTGCGGCTGTAAGCGAGCCATAATCGCTTCCTGCCCGGTCGTGCCAGCATTAACCGGCATTCTGGCAAGGTTTGACGTATCAATACTGGTCTGCAATGCCGGGCTGTTTGGCGAGAACGGCGTAGCCAGAGCAGTTTGCGCGGTTCCAATGCCCTGCTCGCCCAGGTTGGCCAGCGACTTCTGCACCCGCTGTTGAGCCTGCAAAGCGGCCAACGCGTCAGGTGTCAGCGTTTGCGTAATCGTCGGCTGGTCGCCTGCGCCAAAAGTAACCGTCTGGCCGCCAAGTGGACCAGAGATGTTCGGATTGTTGATGCGCCCTTGCAAGCGTGCGGTAGCCTCGTTGGCTGCGCCCTGCGCTGTTGCAGCGCCGGCGTAGTCTGGCGGTGGTGGTGCGGCCGGTGCGGATTTACCCATGATTGATCCTTTTGCTATATCGTTGACCTAAAAACCGGCAGTCGTCGCGGCGCAGCGTGTAAAACACAATGTCGCCATCCGGGCGCCCTTCTTTAATCCGGCCTTCTTCCATAAATCCCATGTTCGTCACCACTTTTGCGCTTTGTTCGTTATCAGATCCGACCGGCACAATAATCTTTTCTACTTGGCAAATGTTAAACGGATAATCAAAGATCGCCGCTAGGTAGGCCGGAGTCAGCTGCCCTTCAATAGCAAAATGGCACCAGATGGTCTTATGGTTCCAATTCTCATACATGACCCCTGCAATAATCTCATCATTGCGTTTTAACCCTATTGCCGTTGCCCTGCCCTCAAAAAATCCACCGTCTACACGTTTGGCAACCCAGTGCCCAACATCGGCACTGGATACTATATCCCAGCCCATCCGGTCTGAAACACAATGTCCGTGGCTGCCCACTCAATCTGCAATCCAGAGCTACTGCTTTTTAGCTGAATCCCGCCGCAATAGCCGATGCCGGTAATGCCTTGCCAGTTGTTTGTGATCTGGAGCCCGGCGCCCCATAGACCAGTATCCCAAACAGACGTATCCCACAGCCCGACAGCGGTCGGGGAGAATGACAAGCTGGCGGTGGTGTCAGCGGTATTAAAGTCAACGTTCATGCCGACAAAAACAGCAGGAACACCGTCTGTAAATATGCTCGGTCTGGCACGTGTAAAGTATTTCTTAACACCTCGGCTCTCGAAGTAATTAAACGCCTGCAAGACGGTCGTTTGGATGTTTGATGTGCCATCAACATATCCGTTGTCCCACGCTTTGCCGACAACGCCGTTGCCACCAAAATACGGATCGTCGTTAAAGGTTTCCCAACAGTTCGCATTCCAGCCTGTGAAGTTGCACCATGCCTTTGTGATGTTGTTCATCACAAATTGCTGTTGCTGCCCTTCTGCAACCGGCACATTAATCCACAGCGCGTTATTCTTTGAGGAATACAGTATTTCCCAACCGAAATTAGAACCGTAGTTGACCGTCGCCGTGGTGATAGCGCCTTGAATTTTATTGCTCAAAGCCACCCGCGGATCCAGCCGAGAACTCTGCAACGCAGATGCCAGCGGCAGCAGCCCGTCCAGCGTAATTATCAACAGGTCGCCGGAGTATTTCATCATGCAACGATCGCCAACCGGGGAGCCCAGCTTCCAGACACCGGCCAGCGCCCACGTAGCATCGCTTGACGGATCTGTGCCGCGCCAGACGATGACCTCACCGTTGCTGGTCACAAACACCAGGTTGTCGTCGGCGCCGTAACCCGCATCCAGCGTCCAGGTATCCAGATCAACCAGAGTACCGCCATATTTGGCTATCTGGCTCATGTCAAGAACCTGCGCCGCGCCGCCTACAGCACCAGTCGGCAGATACCATGCCTTGAGCGTGTCTTTCTGAATAAACCAAACGCGGTTTTTAAACAGCGAGATATTGCTTAACGTCGTGGTGGTCACGCCGGTGATCGCAATTGTTGAAATGCCGGTAATGCTTTCCCACGTTGAATTATTGTAAAGCAGCGGCGCATCGACTCCGTTCACGCAGTAGAGATAGCTGCCCGCCGCGGTGGTGACGTTGATGTGCTCCCACTTGGCATTAGTCAGCCCGGTCTTAACAGCTGCTCCAACAACGCCCTGCGTCGTGGCATCGTAAATCGATGTTCCCGCCCATGCAAACAGCTTGTTAGCAGTGCCGGTCGAATAATTGACCAGAGTCTGCACCTGGCCGCTGATGCCGGTTACCCAGTCCTCATAACCGCCGCGCAACACCAAATTGCTCACGCCGGGAAAATAGTTTGTCAGCTGGTAGGCGTCGATGGGCTCCATGTTTGCAATGGAATCCCGCGCATTCCAGCCGCCGACCGGCGCTGGGATAGATGCTACCCGCGCAGCAGTCTGTTGCACCAGTGCTCTGCTAGTTCGTGCCATGCTTAATTAGGCCCGTAACCGGAATCCGGTATGTTGTCGTAGCCAATTAAGACAGTGCCAGGCCGCGGTGCAAAGCTCAGATTAGCAGACGACATATCCAGCGCCATCGCCGCCTCTAGCTCATATAAGTAGTTGCGATACATCGCCGTAGTGTCGAAGCCTTTAGCTTCAAAATACTTGAGCTTGGTCGACAGCACTATCAGCCGGTCAGGGTAGATTGTCGTGTCAGTGTCGACCGTGAAACTAGTCTTTACAGCCCCGGCCGCAGAATTAGCCCAGCCGTTAGACCGGTATTCAAAACCTAAATACTCGGCCGCGGACGTGCCCGGCCAGATTTGGAAATAAGAGCCTAGCAAACGCCAGCGGATCCGCGGGCCGGTCGAGATGTAGCCCGACAACAGCCACTCCCATTGTTGCGCGTCCTCTGGCCCTAACATTTCCCAATGCTTGGATTTGTCCCACATCGTGCGCGGCACTAAAGCCTCGTAATCGCTCGGCAGGTCATACTTCATTTTTTGGAAATAGGCTGCTGCGGACGTGCCGCCAGCGGCTGCAAAGTCTTGGTCAAGCGTAACCTGCGTCGAACTGTCTACAGACGCTATAAACGTGTTTTGGTTGATTCCAGACCCCTGCACCTGATAGGTCGTGTCTAGCCCAACAGTCGACGGAATGCCGGTAATCGTCCTGGCTGCCGTGGTCCAGTTGCCGGTGGTGGTCAGAAACTGTGTATAGAAAGCCTTTTGCTTCGTCATTGCGCGCCAGTTGTGCCGACGCAGCAGCTCGTAACCGGTCGCGTTCATCAGCGCAAGAATCTGGATTACGTCCTGATTTGTATTGCCAGCGACCGAAACGGGCGTAGAAACGCCCAGTTCGTTCGTTACCTGCTGCACCAGCTGAAGCATCGTGCTCGACATATTTACGCCTCTTTACGCGGCCTTCCGGGCTTGCGGGTTTCCATCAGCATCGCCATCTGTTCTTTGAGCTCGTTCAACTCGCGGCGCGTGGTTTCCAGCTCGGTGGTATTCGCGGATTGGTTTTTCCTGCTTAGGTAGGCGCGTGCTCTGTCTCTCAATCCAGCGCCGCCCATGCCGATCCGTTGCAGCTGGCTGTCAGACGCCGTTGCTACCTGCTCGACGGTTTGGAATTTAAGGATTTGAAGTTCTGCCATCTGGTGCTTATTAAATCCCTCGTCATCGTCCGTGTTCCATTGTTCTAGCAGTGTGCCAATCACCGGACCGTCGCCGCTTTGCATTTGGAAATACAGCCATTGGCGCGGAAATCGTTCTTTGTGATGTTCCCTGACCGGCTGGTCGACAATGTTAGTCGTGTCACCCGTCACAATAATCCGCACAAACGGCGTCGGCCGATCTTTGTAAGGTTTCTGGTCGTGCATGTAAAACTCAACATTCAAATGCGAATCAGCGTTGTAAACATCACTGTCTAAAGCCATTTTCTTCTCCTGTGGGGATTAAGTTCTTGCGCCTGTCAGGCTGTACCACTTCGTTGCAGATACTGCAAAAAATACACTGCTGAAATTGCTAACAATCGAAGCCGACGTTGTTTGATTGATCGTCGATCCTGTGTCATACGGATAAACTTTGATTGTGTTGGCACCAG